AGCCGCGCATCGGCGTGCCGCCGATACTGGAGGATCACACCGGCAAGTCGGCGGGCGGCACGGTGCCGGTGCAGAAACCGGTCTGATCATCGGCTGCAAGGATAGTTGACTAGTGGAGATGTGGGGGAAAACTACCCCGAGGCAAATGCCGGTGCTCAACAAAGCTTCCCAGTTTGCCGGCGACATCTGATCGCGAGCGCCTGCTGGCGCTGTTCAACCGCGACCGGCCGCTCGCCCATCAGGCGCTGTTCGGGCATCGCCACCCGGACAAGACGCCACGCTTCCACGTCGACATCATCGAGCTGTGGCACGACCCGCTGGCGGCCAACAGTCGCGCTTTGTTCATGGCCTTTCGCGAGGCGGGTAAATCCACTATCGCCGAAGAATCAATATGTTTGATGGCAGCGTTCAAGAATTTTCGCAATTGCATAATACTCGGGGAGAATCAGGAACGCGCGGTTGACCGGCTCACCGCCATCAAGCACGAGTTTTCCAGCAACGAACTGTTGATTTCCTTGTTCGGTCCGTTGCGCGACGTGACTAAATGGAACGAGGCAAAAATAGTTTTGACCAACGGAGTGTGCATCCAGGCACTTGGGCGCGGCCAGGAGGTGCGCGGCATGAAGCACCTCGACATCCGCCCCGACTTCTGTTTTGCCGACGACGTGGAGGGCAAGGAGCATGTCAAGGACGAGCATGCCCGGAAAGAAACTCTTCGCTGGTTTTTCGCCGAAGTCCTCCCCGCGCTTGACATTCATGCCCGCGTCCGAGTTAGCGCAACCCCGCTTGATACCAACTCGCTGCCGATGCAGCTCATGCGCCTACCTTCGTGGGTTACTCGCCGCTACCCAGTACGATTTCTTGATGATCAGGGTACCTGGCAGGCTACTTGGAAAAACCGTTACTCATTGGAATGGATCAAAAGTAAAGAAGAAGAATTGCGGCGCCTCGGACTCCATCACGAGTTTATGAGGGAGTACATGTGCGAACCGGACGATCCCAGCAAGAAAATATTCACTGCCGGCATGTTCAAGGTCGAGCCGCGCGTGCACGTTTGGCAGCCGGCCTTTGCATTCTACGATCCGGCCCGCACCGCCCGCCTCGACAGCCACTCGACAACCGGATGGGCGGTGTGGTCGTGGATCGGTGCGCGCCTGATCGTGTGGGATGGCGGCGGCGAGCGCTGGCTGCCCGATCAATTGATCGAGCACGTGTTCAAGATCAACGATACCTATCATCCGGTGAAGATTGGCGTCGAGCGCGATGGGCTGGAAGAGTTCGTGCAGCAGCCGTTGCGCCGGGAGATGACCCGGCGGGGCATACTGTTGCCGCTCGAAGGCTTGCGCGCGCCGCGCGGCAAGCTTGATTTCATCGGTTCGCTGCAACCGTTCTTTGCTGCCGGCGAAGTGAGCCTTGCCCGCGAGCTGCCCGAGCTGGTTGCCCAGTTTCTCAACTTTCCAACCGGTCAGATCGATGGTCCTAACGCGCTGGCTTATGCTTTGACCATGCGACCCGGCTTGGCGGTGTACGAGGACTTCACCGGCACCCACGTGGTGGAGAGCTGCCCGATATTCGACAACGCGCCGGCTTGGCTGGCGCTCAACGCGACGGAGGGGTTGACCACTGCCCAGCTCGTCCAGCTGGTTGCCGGCTCGCTGCACGTCATTGCCGACTGGGTAATGGAAGGTGATCCCGGTGCGGTGTTGCGCGATATCATGCGTGTTGCTCGACTGGAGGCAGGGAAGGAACTGCGGCTTGTTATTCCGCCGCGGCATTTTCATCAGTACGACACTATCGGTTTGCGGGCCGCCATCCAGCGGTTACCGGCGAGCTTCCGTTCGGGAGGGACCGAAGTGGAAGGCCGCGCGGAGCTGCGCAAACTGCTCAAGGAACAAATACGCGGTTTACCGTCCTTGCAGTTATCGCAGCAGGCACACTGGACGATTAACGGCTTTGCTTCTGGCTATGCGCGCGAGATAAACAAACAAGGGCATGTGCAGGAAGAAAGCCGAGCGGGCATGTATCGTACTTTGATGGAAGGGCTTGAGGCGTTCGCTGGGTTGTTGGCGGTTGGGATAGACGACGCTGACAAGTCACACTATGCTTACACTAAGACCGGGATACGCTATAAAACAATATTGCCGGTGCCAGTGGAACAGGCAGAGCTGAAGGATCAGTGGGGGCAGTTGCGCCGTGGCTCGTGAATTGGAAATTCGTACTGCTCCTGCGGACAGTCCCAAGCCATCTGTCGAGCAGAACGAAGCATTGCCTGAGCGTAATGAGGAATTATGCCATGACGAGGAAATCGAGAAGGAATGCTTGTTGCTTTATGATCAGGTAGCCAAGGGATTTTCCGATCAGTGGGAGCGGGCTAATTCAATTCTCGATTACTGGGATATTTATAATTGCGAGCTAGGACCAAAGCAGTTTTATTCCGGCAATTCGCGTATTTTCGTGCCAATTATCAAAGACGCGATTGATGCTCGAAAAACTCGATTTACCAATCAAATCTTTCCGATGACTGGAAAGAATGTCGAGGTTATCAGCAGTGATGATGTTAGGCCACAAGCCTATATGAGCTTGTTAGAACATTATATTCGTAAGGCAAGATTACGCAGCACCGTTGTTCCAGCATTGTTGAAAAACGGCGACGTTGAGGGGCAATATAACGTTTATATGCATTGGGTTGAAAACGAACGTTATGTTGCATGGCGGACATGGAAGACCGAAACTTCGGATTTAGATTCGAGTTTCGGCATGCCTACTAATCCTGATTTAGTAGCAGGATCGCCACAGACACTCGATAAGCAGCAAGCAATTCAAAAGTTTGATATGGATGATGAAGATGTGTTTGAAGATATTGAGGAAGAAACAATTATGCATGCTTATCCATTGGTGGAAATTCTTTCCGATGCTGATGTTTTAATACTTCCTTTTACCTGCTCGACGGTTGAAGAAGCCATACAGTGTGGAGGAAGTGTCACAGTTTTGCGGCGCTACACCAAGGCTAAAGTTGAGCAGATGATTGCCGATGGAGAATTTGACGAAGATAAAGGACAGACTTTATTAGAGCATTTTAAATCTAAATTACCTTCGCAGAACCCGGACAAGAAACGAAAGATCGTGGAAGCGGCTGGTATTCGTGGTGAAGGTGCTGAAGCAGTGGCTTTTGTTTACGAGACTTGGGTTAATCTTACGTTGAAGAATAAAGAGGGGGAAAGAGAGCGCCGGCTTTGTCGAGTTCGTTTTGGTGGGGAAGATTTGTTGTTGAGTTGTAAGCGCAATCCGTATTGGTGTGATCATGTTCCAATCATTTCGGCGCCGGCTGATCGTACGGATGGTTCGGCTAAGGGACGTTCGCGAATTAAATCAGTCGAGACCATGCAGTATGCGGCCAACGATGCTATTAACGAGGGAATGGATACGGCAGCTTATGGGTTGTTGCCAATTGTAATGACTGATCCTTTGAAAAATCCGCGTACTGGGACGATGGTTTTGAATTGTGCGGCAGTTTGGGAAACTAATCCTAACGATACCAAGTTCGCGCAGTTTCCGCAGCTCTGGAAGGATGCGATTGAGATTGTGAATGCTTTCAAAAATCAGATTTTTCAGACATTGGGGGTTAATCCTGCAATGTTGCCGACTTCACCGCAGAAGGGAGCTAAACCCAGCCAAGCACAGATTGTGCAAGAGCAACAAGTTGATTTGTTAATGACTTCAGATGCAGTGATTGGGATATCGGATGATATTTTGACGCCTATTCTTCGTTGGTTTGTTTATCTCGATCATCAATATCGCAACAAGCCCTTGACGGTTCGCCAGTTTGGCAAGCTTGGGCTGGAAATGGAAATGGATGAAATTGAGCCAATCCAGATGGATCGTCGGTTCGAGGTTCGTTGGTTTGGTGTTGAAGCGATGCGTTCGGTTCAACAGATGCAACAGCAAATGGCGGGGCTTAATGTTGTGCGTGGAATACCGCCGCAGCAATATAAAGGTTACGAGTTGAACTTGGCACCGGTATTGGCACAATTCATGGAAAATTTGTTTGGTCCGCGTTTGGCAAAGGAAATTTTCACCGATATGCGGTCTAAATTATCGCTCGATGCTGAGTTCGAGAATTCATTGTTAAGAGCACATTTTCATGTGCCGGTTAGTCCAATGGACGACGATCAGAACCATATTCAATCGCATATGCAGCTTTTTCAAACCGAAGGTGATCCGTCAGGTTATATTCGTGAACATTTGTTATTGCACAGTATGAATATGCAAGCCAAGCAGCAGCAACAGTTGATGCAACAGCAACCACAGGGTCAACCTGGGGTTCCGGGGGGAGCTGGACCGGGAGTGCCAGGGACGCCACGGCAGGGTGCACGTACCGGCGGGG